TCGAAAGCTGTTTCGGACAGGGGTTCGATTCCCCTCACCTCCACCAATTAGGAAAGATATGTACGAGTATAATTGTAAGATTGTTAAAGTAGTTGATGGTGATACAGTTGATGTAGACATTGATCTTGGCTTTGGAGTATGGATGAGAAATGAAAGAGTACGTCTATATGGTATAGATGCTCCTGAATCAAGAACAAGTGATAAAGAAGAAAAGAAGTATGGTTTAGCTTCTAAAAAATATGTTCAAGATCTCATGCCTTTACTAGGTGTATTTGTTTTACCAAAATATGGTAATATGAGATTAGATGAAATGATGATAAAAGATCATCACGCTGTTCAATATCATGGTCAATCTAAAGAGGATATAAAAGAGCAACATTTGAAGAATAGAGAATATGTAACTATACTTGAAGATGTATTGAATCCAAACTATATTAGGTAAGTATGAGAGATAAAATTTGTCAAATAGTTCACACAATTGCAATAACTACAATAGCAACTAGTACTACTTTAATTATGCTACGCACGTATGGTATTTTTTAATCTTAGGAGATAATATGTATCAGAAAGTTTGTTTAACTATTAGTGCTTTTTCAGTTACTTGTGTGGCTATCAATACTTCTTTAATTATGCTACGCACTTACGGAATATTATAATATGTTAGAGTTTAATGATAGTATAGTTATTACTAAAAGGTTTAGATCACCCACTGAATTCTCACTTTTTATTGAAGAGAGAGTTTCTAAGGATAGAATAGGTTATATGGATGCTATCATTGATTATTGTAATACTAATGCAGTAGATATAGAAAGTATAGGTAATTTAGTTACACCATCTTTGAAACAGAAGATACAACTTGAAGCTGAAGAATCTAATTTAATGAAACCAAAAGGTAAGTTACCAATATGATATGTATGGAAGCATTTGACGTTTATAGATCATACCTAGCACTGAGATTACATTTCACTACAGATAAGTATGATGTCATTAAACAAAGAGGTAGAGTGAGAGCAACTAAACAATCTTTCTTCAAAAGGAATGATCTGTTAAGTATTAGAAAGATTGCTGATACATTTAATGAAAAAGAAGTTGTAGATTTTTTAGTTGCTAATTTTGTTTCAGGAGATAGATGGGGTGGAGTTTTTAACTCTGAAGCAAAAAGTAATTATAATGATTGGAAAAGAAGAATTGAAGCAATGACTTATACGTTTACAAATGATATTGATAAGTTATTATTTGAAACAGAAAAACGAGACATAAAGTTTGAAGATATATTTGATAATGGTAGTAATCATCCTATTCTTTTAAAGAAGTATTTACGTAAAGATGTTTCAATAGAGACAATGGTAATACTAAATGAGATAAATAATTATGTGGCTATATTAGATAAAAAGTTGGATAATGATATTATATGGCCTGATGTATCAAGGATTATTAAAAAGTATACACCGTTTTTGGACGTAGATAAGGAAAAGTATGAGTCAATACTCAGACGAAGAATTAGACAAGATTAATGGTAGAATGGCAGAGATAGAAAAGAATATAGCCATTGCACAAGAAAATTTATACGTTCTAAATGGACAGATAAGAGATACTCAAAATGTTCTTGTTAAGTTTGCAAGGACTCAACACGAGATATCTAAAAGAATTACCTTTTGGCCTTATGTTGCAGTTGACACAAGTGCTAATAGGTAACAGTTGTAAATAGTAGTAAAATACAGTAATATATACATTCATACAATAATACAATTTATACGGAGTAAAAAAAATGGCAATGGATTTTTCTGCTTTAAAAAAGAATCGTGGTAATTTTGATGGCTTAATGAAAGAAGTCGAAAAGATTAACACACCATCTGAAGGAAATAAAAAAGACGAACGCTTTTGGCAACCAGAGGTAGACAAAGCTGGTAATGGTCAAGCTGTGATTAGGTTTTTACCTCCTCCAACAGGTGAAGACTTACCTTGGGCTCGTGTATGGCATCACGCCTTTCAAAGTCCTACAACAGGTAAGTGGTACATTGAGAACTCTCTCACCACTCTTAACAAACCAGATCCAGTTTCTGAGTTAAACACTGAACTATGGCATACTGGTAGAGAGAAAGATAAAGATACAGCTCGTGCACAGAAAAGAAAGCTCAGCTACATTTCTAATATCTATGTTGTAAAAGATCCTGCTAATCCTCAAAATGAAGGAAAAGCATTCTTATACAAATATGGTAAGAAGATCTTTGACAAGATTATGGAAGCAATGCAACCTGAGTTTGAGGATGAGACTCCCATCAACCCCTTTGACTTCTGGCAAGGTGCTAACTTCAAACTGAAGATCGTCCGTAAGGATGGTTACTGGAACTATGACAAGTCTGAGTTTGATCGTGTGTCACCTCTGCTTGACGATGACGATGCACTGGAAGCACTGTGGAAGAAGCAGTATTCTCTTGCTGCTTTGACTGCTGCTGATCAGTTCAAGACCTATGAGCAACTGCAGAATCGTCTGCAACTTGTTCTCGGACAAAAGACATCCCGTCCTCGTTTCGATGAAGAACTTGAGGATGAGAGTGAAGGTCGTGGTTCATTTACTCCTAACTTTGAGTCAAGCAAACCACCTGCACCTGAACCGGTAGTATCTAAGGATGAAGATGAAGACGATGCTCTTTCTTATTTCCAGAAACTTGCCGATGAATGATTATTGATATAGTCTAATATTATCTGCACGTTTAAGGGTTTCACTCACATATTGGGTGGAACCCTCTTTATATGTCATCATTTCCTCTAGATCATCAAAGACAACATTCAGATATGCTGGTTTAAGAAGAAAAATATTTCTCTTAGCATCATTCAATTTCTCCTCATACTGATAGTTAGTAACTGGGATAGCAAGATTTGATATCACAACTTCTTTTCCAAGTTGATAATCATAGTAAGTTACTCCTTGACCATCATCAACTTGTAGTCCTTTGGGGAAGATAACAGCACCACTACTATTGACTATTTTTTTAGACTCATAATGATGAACTCCAGAGTATAAAGTTGCTGCCGGTTCATCTTCAAACAGATCTCTATATTTTTCTATCACATATTCATTGAATGCCTCTTGCGTCAATGGCCATTCATTATAGACATTGATGATATTATTTGAGAGTAAGACAACCCAATCTAATGTTGGATCATCATAAACTTCAAAGGCAACATTATCTGGACGATCATCACCTTGAATAATATATTTGGTAAAGAAAGTTGCTTCTTGAAGTATATCTTCTCTTAGTTTTCCTTTTTTAAATAAATTTTTAACAGTAACATAATCTGATATGCTCCTACCCTCAGAGGTAGTATTAACATATTCAAAGTCTGGTAGATTGCGGAAGTAAGGATTTGGCATTTTAGAAACCTATTGTAGTGTCACCATCTTCTTCATACTCATCATTAAATACGGGTTCAATCTCTTGGAAGGTGAATGAAAGTTGATAGGATACCATCTTTCCGTCACTGAATGTCGCGTATGTCCCTTCTGGTGCATACTCAACAGAGAATGATTGTAGAGCACACTCCTTAAACTTATTTAAGTATTTGTGTGCTTTGCCATTTTGCATATACTCCAATTTAAATGTATGGGGAGTTTTAAGAAACAGATTTGATGATGTTCTCTGTGGAGCCATTCCTTGCTTAAAGAATCTGATGATCTTAATGATCATATCTGCTTCTTCTGAACTTCTTGCAGACATTTTATATGTGAAGTTAAAAGGTCTTAGTGACGGACCTTGGAATAGTAACTCCATGTTTGGATTGAAGACCGCACCAGTTGATCGCTGCAAAATTTGCTGACCTGTTCCTGTTGCTTCGCCAGCAAAAAATGCAGCTAGAGCATCTTTAACCTGAGAACTATTGCCAGTGATCCTGGATGTAATACTTTGCACTGCATTTGTCATACCCTTCGGACCCTCATTAATAAAACCAATGGCGGCAAGTGCTGTTTCTGCCTCAAAGACATTCATATTCTGAGAACCAAATGACACTGCATTTACATCTTTGATACCACTAGCAATGGGTAGGAAACATCTTCCAATGGTTTCTCCAGTTGGTTTATCTGGGTTAAGACCGAGAGTAGTGCCCCCCTCTGCAGGACCAAATCCTCTTGGAACATACTTGACCATTTCAATTTTTAAAAAGTCCTGAGTCTGTTCTGCCAGATCTATGGGATACTTTAAATTATCTGGAAATTTATTTCTAGTTCCCTTCCTTGCTCCTCCTGTTGCGTTTAAAAGTTGTTTATTTACTTCCTCTGCATCAGCAGTTTCTAGTGCTGTTGTGCTCTCATTCTCGCCCCCTCCACCTGGGGGATTTTCCCCGTCACCTACCACAGGAGTTTCATCATCTCCTGTTTTGTCTTCTTCTTCAGGTGCAGAATTTGCTAGTGATTGATATGCACCTTTATCTTCAATCTCACTCAAATATTTTTTTGCAAGTACAGTTCTTGTCGCTCCAGGCAGCGATGAACCACCTGTATGATTTTTTAAGTTCTGTAATGTAGATCTTTTTATTTGAGTATTTAAATTTCTGAGTTGTGCTACTCCAGCTTCTCCAGAGAATATTTTATTGTATCTTGATTCTTGTCCAGAGTATGGAGTTGACGCACCAGTCTCTGGATTAAAACTGTAGATAGGAGTTCTTCTTCCAAAAATATCTGACTCTGATACATCATATGATCCAGTTGCAGGATTAACTACTGCAACCATGGTTGTGCCTTCAGTTCTAGCTTGGCTAGTTGAGTTTAGTTTAGTTGCTCCAGTTCCTGCTCTTTTCAAGGGAAAGTTTGCTTTCCAGGTAGGAACTCCACCATTATCCTCTTCAACCCAACCATTGCGAAGATTTGTCCATTTGATAGACATTATTTTAATGATTTTTATTTATTTAGTTATAAACTTTGCATATGGTATTGATAATAGATCATTCAACTCCTCTCTTTGCACAATATAAACTTGACCTGCCAGTTCTTCCCAAGTATATTGTCTATATTCTCGCCAATGAAAATTCAATCCACGAAATCCCCATGAAAATAAATCAGTCACAGCAACTAAGGGGTGTTGATCATATCTAATTTCAGGAGTCTTTGCATTATAAACGAACGTGCATAGAGTTCCGACATCAGGCACGGGAGTTACAGTATCATTTAGTAACTCCATGATCTCTAGCATCATTTCTTCCTGATCATTTGTGCCATTATTAATAGTGTTTCCCTCTAGACGATTCATTTGATTCCTAGTTCATTCTCGGTGATGATCTTAAATTCAATTCTTCTGTCATCACAAAACTCCTTTGCAGCTTTCCACTTTGCCTGATTAATCTCCCAAGTGGTGCATTCATAGATGTATGATTTAGTTACTCTCTTTCTTTTTGCTGGAGGTTTTGTTTGCTTCTTTGGTTTTACTTCAATAACATAAGTCTTAATTTGACCTGTGCTCTCTTTTACTTTTATAATGAAGTCTGGAAAATACTTATGAACTCTTCTATCAACAGGAGAGATGTATGGAATATGAAACTCCTCGCTTCCCCATTGGAGGATGTTTTGATTTAGATCACACCAATGACAGAACTTGCGTTCCCAAGTGCTACGACATATAATATTATTAGGATTGCCCTTATATTTTTCTGGGTATGACGGTTTATATTTACTCTTTACACTTTCTCCCATTTCTCTTATACATAATATACAAGGTCAAATAGTATTTATAAATGCCAACCCCACTGTCAGTCTCAAAAATTAAATCACAATTATTAAGCCCGGCACTGACTTCTCATTTTGAGGTGGTGATTGGCATACCAAAGGATCTTCAGTCTGTGTTGGGAATAAACCAAGAGAGACTTAATCTAATGTGTTCAGAGGCATCTCTACCAGGATCTCAGTTGACAACTTTAGAATTGACAAATGATAGAACTGGTGTTACTGAGAAGCATGCTTACAGAAGATTATTTGATGACAGACTTGACTTGACTTTTTATGTTGATGCCAAAAATTATATCCCTATCAAATTCTTTGAAACCTGGATTCAATATATTATGAATGAGAATCCTCAAGAAACTATAAGAAAGAATTATGCATATAGGGTTAAGTATCCTGATGATTATATTTCTGATCAAGGTCTAATCGTAAGAAAGTTTGAGAAGGATTATAAATCAGTTTTGGAATATGAATTTGTTAGAAGCTTTCCATTGGCAATATCATCAATGTCTGTTTCCTATGATGCATCTTCTTTGCTAAAATGTCAGGTGTCCATGTCTTACATTCGTTATATACTGAAGGGGATTAATTCTCCTGTAAGTGCAACTCCTGCATCTGCTGGTGGTGCCGGTGATGGTTTAAATACCTCCTTAAATATTGAGCGTCCAGATATTCCATTTGATAGTGGTATCAGTGCTGGTATAATTGGTCCTGATGTTTATAATAGCAGCACTCCATTTACGATAGCAACTCAGGGTGCGATTAATGCTCAAGCACTCGTTGATGACACTGGGTTATCCTCTGATGATGCTAGAACTATCGCCGGGGGTGGATTTGTAGAGACACTCATTGGTGGATAACCACGATAAATAATCATACTGAAATCTTTATAAAGATATTATGCCTTTACCAAAAATTGCGACTCCCACATATGAACTTGAGTTGCCATCAACAGAACAAACAATTCAATATAGACCTTTCCTTGTAAAAGAAGAGAAGGTGCTTGTCATCGCTCTTGAGAGTGAGGATACAAAACAAATTACAACTGCCATCAAGTCAGTTATTAAAAACTGTATTCTTACCAAGGGTATTAAGGTAGAAACTCTACCTACATTTGATATTGAATACCTGTTCCTTAACATCCGTGGTAAGTCTGTTGGTGAGGAGATTGAAGTCAATCTTGTTTGCCCAGATGATGAAGAGACACAAGTCTCTACCGTTATTAATTTGGATGACATCAAAGTTCAAAAGAACGAAGATCACACCAATCAAATTAAGATTGATAAGAGTATTATGATGGAGATGAAGTATCCATCTCTTGAGCAGTTTATCAAAAACAATTTTGATTTTGATGACAAGAGTGTAATGGATCAATCATTTGATCTTATTGCTTCCTGCATTGATAAGATCTACACTGAAGATGATATTTGGATTGCTGAGGATTGCACGAAGAAAGAAATTACAGACTTCCTTGAGTCGATGAATTCATCCCAGTTCAAGGACATTGAGAAGTTCTTTGAAACAATGCCTAAACTATCTCATAAGGTAAAGATTAAGAACCCCAATACCAAGGTTCAAAGTGAAATTGTTCTAGAAGGGTTATCGTCTTTTTTCGCTTAGGTATGGTGCACATGGATCTGTCAAACTATTTTCAACTTAATTTTGCCTTGATGCAATACCATAAATATAGTTTAACAGAAATTGAAAACATGATGCCTTGGGAACGAGACGTTTATGTTGCCCTGCTACAACAACATCTTGAAGAAGAGGAACTAAAGAACAAACAACAAAATGCGTTCAACTAAACTACTCTCAGGATCAAAGTTTTTCGGTGAAAGATATCAGCAGTATGTTGATGAAATCACCGGGCAGGGAACTATTAATGGCCAAAAATTAACACCTGCTGAGAGAAAAGAAGGATTTAAAAAGAGAAACGATAAGATAAACTTTGAGAAGTTCGTTAATAAAGTATTAGAAAAGAAAGCAGGACCATCAATGAGTGGTCCTGGTGTATCACTACCTGGTGGTGGCGGTGGAGCGATTGTAAAATCATCAGGAGTGCCAGCACAATCTTTTGTTAAATCACCAGTGTCAGAGAAGACACAGGAAAACTTAGATGATGTGTTGAAGGGTATTGATTCCATATTAGAAACTCTTAGACAAGAACAAAAGTTTAAAAAGCAAGTTGCCACAAAGAA